GAGTTTTGTTTTCTAACCCTATACCGGAGGAGAACTAAACATCAGTGTGCACCTTGCAGAGTGCCGCGATGCAGATAAACGTCGGAGGGCGTGAACTCTGCGCCATATTCGTTGGGCTCATCTGCTGGATGTTCATCTGTGAGTTCATTGTCAATGAATACGAACAATTCTATGGCACTGAATACACAGTTGAAACGTCCCCAATGTGTGCGCTGTTTGAAGGATGCAGTTTGAATGTGGAATCTTTTTTGAAAAATGAAGATGTCCGCTCTATCATGATCACTGCTCTCTTCGTCGGAAAGATGCTCGAAATGTTAGACATTACAGTCAAGTTCGAGTTTTCTTCGGCTGAAGAGGGTGAAAGTGTTTTTGCAGACTTCAATCGTGATTTGCGGGATGTGCGAAGGTCCGTCGAGCTTAAGGCTAGCAGTATGAAGAAAATTATTGCGGACTTTCGTACTAAAATCAGGTCAATTGTGTACTTGGGAGTGTCAAACATTGATATTCCCAACGTCCATGCTATGAGGTATCCTATCGACTTTTTCATGTCGCGGTTGTACCGTATGAAGTTTTTGAAAGAATATGAGGAGTCGAGGGAGAAGTATAGGCGTGTGAATCCTACTCTGGCGATGAAGTTGGCGCAATTGCTACGTTATGATAACGAGTTTCTGCTCGAATCGAATGTGGCTGAAGCGTTAAAAGAGTCAGTGGAGGAAGTGCTTGAAGAAGTGTTTTCGAACCCTTCGTTTGAAGAGGTTAAAATTGAGCTAAATGGAAGGCTCAATTCCGGGATGGCGATGTTTGACGACATCAACGTTAACGGTTCCTCGGCCGCTGGATATCCTTATCCGGCTGGCGTTAAACGGAGGGATGTGTTGGAGGAAGCTAAAGCTTCCGCTTATGATTTGTACAACGACAGTGACCTTTTCGAAGGTTACATGTCCGACCATAGGTGGTACACCACCGGCCGTGCAAAGCTAGTCAAGATGGGTAAACCGGATAAAGCGCGTTTAGTGCTGTATTCCGGTTTTTCTTACTCTTTACTTGGTTTTGTGTACTCTCAGGTGTGGACTGGTTTTATGAACCGTCAATGCAGAGGGTGGTCTGCGGTTGGAATGTCGTGGATGAATGGCGGAGCGGCTAAAGTAGCCTCTTTCTTCGAAGATTGTTTTGGAATTGCTGTTAGTGGTTTCGAATACATGACACTTGATGTGGCAGAATGGGATTCCTCAGTCTGTCGTGAGCTTTTGCATGCTTGTAAGAGATTCCATATGCGTGTGCTTGAAAGGACTTTGAGTCCTGAGAATGCACGCTATAAGGAGTATTTTGGGAGGATTTATGATGAGATGATCGAAGCTAAGGTCGTCCTGCCCGGTGGGCATTCCTTTCGATTACATCATGGCATGAAGAGCGGTTGGATCATGACCGCTAATGATAACACATTGATGCATGAATTTGTCGTGCGTACGTTGCAGAAGATCGGTCAAATCCCGGATATGAAACGCCAGTTATATGGCGATGACAATCTGAGCAGGAAACCGATTGGGATGTCAAAACAGTTGCTTGTTGATGGTTACGGAATGTTTGGTTTTCGGTTGAGCCACATTCATGTGTCACGTCGTCTCTCCGAAGTTGATTTTCTTTCGAAGTTTATCATCTTCAAGGACGGTTTCTACTTTCCTTGGAGGGAACAGACTGAGACACATGCCAGGCTACTCATGCCTGAAGAGTTCGACCCGAATTACCGAATCGTTCCTGATTCACGTGTAGCTGCGGAGCATTTGCTTGGGCATTTGCTTGATAATCCTTTTAATGCTAACGTGCGACATGTCTGTTTTACGTTGCTTGAGTACATCAAGAGTAACTATGGTGTGAGGACTATTAACGTCGAGGAATTCATCAACACCAGATGGTCTTTCATGTTGCGAGACATTAAAAGACTATGCGGTGAAATTCCGACTGTCCCGAGTGTTGAATTCATTCAGGAGCTCTATGGTGTATTTTCCGAACCGGTTTCATTTAATTGGGCCGGTGTTGGTGAATACGCCAGAAAGCTTCCTAAGTTTTCTTTCATCTCGAAAGCACCAAGTGCTGAACCTTTCTTCAGATCGCAGAAAGCAGCTTTTGAGCTGTCAGTCTCTGAGAAGTTCGGCCATAGGAAGACAAGCGCGTTGAACAGAGCTTGCGGGTATAAGAAGATGCCTCTCCATATTTTTGGTCAGGCTGGTGGAAAATTGATAGAAATCATCAATACCTGTGGGTTGAAGTGCGAAAGTGTGTTAGATTTAGGCACACATCCTGGTGCTGCGATGGCGACATTGCAGTCGATGCATAAGGTTAAGAGCGCGACCTGTGTGTCATTATTCCCGGAAATCGACAAGAGCAAGGGGTTTTGTCCTCGTGTGTTGCGAGGGAAAGATTTCGAGTTCTTCGAAATGTCGGCTGAGAAGTTTAAGCCAACGAAGCATTATGATATGTGTTTCGATGACATCTATGACTTTGAAGAAGCTGACCGGTTTAAGCGTGCTGAACAGATGTTCGGCCACGTCGACAGACACTTCGCAGGGGCGTTAACTCGTGCCGAGAAGTTTAAACCCTTTTGTGGCTCTTATGTCATGAAAGTTCGAGGATTCACTCCCCTCGTCTTAAAGGGTCTTTATGACTTATACCGTATGTGGGGTTATCTCGATATACGTAAGACCTTTTATTCGAACCCATGGAATCCAGAGTTCTATGTAGTTCTTGTCAAGCGCCACGATCAGTACGTTCGGAGGTCAACCTTTAATGGTGCAGTGAATGCGTACCTTAACGGAATCGCACCACGGCTTTCATTCTTTGTGAATGCAAGGGCTTTCAACTACGATCGTATGAGTCTAGGAAGGGAGACTCTCAATAATCCCCTCCGCGATGATGAAACAGTTCAGCGCGCATTTGATGCATATGCTGAGACACTTCGGGCTCAATCGTTTAACGACGATTACCCGACTGAAGTCATGTTTTGATTCGCCATTTGTGTTGCATATTCTTTATATTAAAATTAAAAATTAGCTAGGTGTGGCGTACTTCTCTTTCCCTGATAAGGAGGGTTGCTGTTTTAACAGTGAGAGAAGTTTCATTGCGCGTTGGCAAAGGAATGGTAAATTCTAGAGCTGACAGGTGGAAAAAAAAAAAAAAAAAAAAAAAAAAAAAAAAAAAAAAAAAAAAAAAAAAAAAAAAAAAA